TCAATCCACCCGCTAGTGTCTACATCCTCGCTGGCGTTGGCTGTATTCATAACATTTGCAACATACCCCTTGGTTTCTTTAAAATCAGGAATCCCGCCCGCTTTATCAACCGCACCAGGCCAACAAGACACACTTAAAACTTTTGGGCATAAGGCGCAGGTTGCAGGTCGAAGCATGATTGAGGGCGTTTCCGGGATCCCAGAAAGCATTTACAACACGGCCCAAATAGTCCCAAGATACTTACAGGACAAGACCGGCTATCAACCGCCTATCGACGCACCTAGAGAAATAAGCACCGAGCAATATGGAACCTCGCTTGCAGACAAATTAGGGCTTGATAAAGCCACCGAAAATGATGCTATGTTAGCCCCAATTATGAAAGGTGTCGGCGGTTTTGCTCTACCTGCTGCCGGTTATAGCAAGATTAAATCAGGCGCTGGCGTCATTGGCGGTGTTGCTAAACAGTTACCAGGCATGATGGCAGGGCAGGGCGCAAGTGAAGCAGTCAAACAGATGGGCGGCGGTGAAGGCGTACAGATGGCGGCGAATGTCGCAGGTAATGTCATCGGTGTGGGTGCGGCCAATATGGCGATGGGCATTGGTCGTGCTACCGGGCGAGGCGCGGCAAGCTTGGTTGGGTCTAATATGGATGCGGTCGCAGGCAGGGCGCTTAACCGTGCTGCCGGGGTCGAAGCGCCTTACATTGCTGATATTCTTGAATCAGGTAAGGTGCCAACGGTTAAAATCCCGATTAAAGGTTATGCGCCAACAACATCCGAGATTGCTGGAAATCCTGGAATATCAACAGTGCTTAGAAACCAGAAATTACACGCTGACAACCTAACTGACCTTGGTAACCGAGAATTTCAAAACATGTCGGCAATTAAAGGCTATGCTGAAAAAGCGGTTGGAGATACAGCTAAAATTAAAAACTGGAGCAAAGAAACGAAAGCTTTAGAACAAAGGGCCCTTAAGCCGATGCGTGCCAATAACAAACCAGTAGACGTTACTGAGCTTAAAAAGAGTTTGGATGATGCCATAGCCTATCATGATCGCAATGACGAGATTGTTAAGCATTTAAAAGAATACAGAAGCCGATTTGACGATGCGGATACAATGCCATTCTCGAAGGTGGTTAATATCAAACAATCGCTGTTTGAAAAAATGCACGCTGACAAGTTTACTGACCCTGAAGTGGCCTCACTCCAACGGGCAAAAGAAGCTTTTAGCGAATTTAACACGAAAGCCATCGACAAATTAACGGAAGTTGAGCCAGGTTATAGGGCTTATGCAACGGATATGGGCCGATTAATGCGTAAAATAGAGCAGGGCAAGGCAGCGCAAAAAGTGGTTAAGAAAGCAACCGGGCTGCCAATTGTCTCTAACGCTGGTGGTAAACAGGTCGAGCTTAAGCCGATAATGTCAGGGTCACTTAATAGCGCGCTAAAGGCTGACTCGATAACCAAGCTTAATCCGACGCAAATTAAACGTCTGACCATCGCTCAGGAACATGCAGGACTCAGAGGGCGCACACAGGCAGGGTCATTAGTTGGCAGCAATACAGCACAAAATGAAGCGGTTAAAGACTCGCTATTGAATGACGCCATCCAGGGCATGGATACTAAGAAAGGCGCCGGGATGGCTTCCAGCCTTGGCAATTTAGCGGCTAAGTACACACAGTCGGATGTGGCACTTAAAGCCGCAGGATTAATGCACGGAAAGAAGCTTAGCGCCATCCTGACTAAAGCCGAATTGGACCCCAAGTATGCAGCCAAGCTTATGAAAACTTACGGTTTAGGCCACATGAATTTTAACGACCCTGCCGGACGCGCGGCTTTACGCGGCATGATGACAAACAACAGAGGACAGCAATAATGCCCACAGTAAAATTAAGCCCAGTCTATAACGGTTACAACGACAACAACGGCGTACCGAATTCAGGCGGTAAGATTACCGTCAACTATGCAGGCACAACAACACCAGCAACAGTCTATGCTGATTCGAGTGGCACTGTTGCCAACACTAATCCGGTAATTCTGGATTCTCGTGGCGTGCCCATTGCGCCAATTTGGCTTGCAGTTGAGTCATCTTATGACTTGAGCATGACGACATCAGCAGACGTGGCATTGACTCACGTTTACAATGTTACCGGCATTAATGATACTGCGATTACATCGGGCAGTGAGTGGGTGGATTCTGGTTTAACGGCAGAATATATAAGCACTACATCGTTTAAAGTCCCGGTCGATGCAACAGCTTATTTGCTCCCTTACACCAGGCTTAAAATAGCTTATTTAACCAGCCACCTTTATTCTTACGTAGTGTCGTCTGTTTATGCGACGGGCTTTACGACAGTAACCGTTGTTAATGACGGGGCATCGGTGCTGGCTGTCGGTATTGGCGCGGTATCGTATGGATTGCTAAGCCCTGTTAATCTAAGCGTGCCCCTGACTGCCCAGAAAGTTAGCGGTCAAAACCTGTTAATTAACCCGTTGATGAGCATAAACCAGGAAGGTACAACGACTGTAACGACAACAGCCGGGTATTCTATGGATGGTTGGAATCTGATTTTTGGCGGCGGCTTAACCAATATAGTACAAGCGCAAGCCACTTTGGCACCGACTTACGAGCAAGCCGGGCGGCATTTAACGTCATCGCTTAAAACTTATACAACTGTAAGCAAAACAGGGATTGACGCAGGTGCGTATATAGGGGCAAGACAAAGTATTGAGGGGCTAGTTTTCCAGGAAATTTATCGCCAGCCTTTTGTTTTGCGATTTTGGGCTTATGCCAGGACAACAGGCGATTATTCTGTCAGCCTACAAAGCCCAGGATTTGCGTATTCATGTGTAATGAAATACACGATTTTAGCCGCTGACACCTGGGAGTTCTTTGAGCTTAATATCCCAGCTAATGGCGCGTCTGGCGGTTGGGTATTTACTAACGCGGTGGGTATGTCACTTACTTTTACCGTTGATGCTGGGTCAACATTTAAAACCGCTACACTTGGAGCGTGGCAATCGGGCAATTATTTAGCTTGCTCTACACAAGCGGAGGGCGGGTCAGTAATCAACATAGGGCTTTATATTACTGATGTTGAAATACAAAAAGGCACGGTAGAGACAACATGGCGCTGCGAAGATCGGCCTTATTCTGTCGAATTATCTTTATGCCACCGATATTTTTACACAGATCGGATTTATGTAAATTCTGTTCAGAACAACATCCCTATCCCGACTATGATGCGTGCAACCCCCACTGTCAGCGGTGGAGGAACCGGATTTACAGTTGATGACGTTGGCGTTGGCAGCAATGTTATTGCACATCAAACGGCGGGCGGCGGGCAAACTTTAAAATTTAACTCAAGGATTTAATATGTACGAGATCAGCAAGCTGGGTAATGTAATCATTCGGACAGCGGACAACGCTTGGATACCTGTTGACACGATGAATAAGGACTATCAGGATTTTTTAGAGTGGCAAGCGGCTGGGGGCGTGTCTAAAGGCTATGTTGACCCGCCAGCCGCCGTTGAAAAAGACGAAAAAGATAAAATCTTGAAGGCACAAGTAGAGCTTCTTCCGATTTTAATCGAGTGCATCTTGATTTTGCTAAGTGAAGACAAAACAAAAATCAAAGATGTAAAGGACAAAATTGACGCTAAGATTGCATCAAGCGGAATTACTGTTGAGGACCTTATAAAGCCTTAAATCCGCTCAAGATCGGCGTTTTTTGCGTCTTTTAAAAACGCTTCTTTTGCAAGGAGTCTATATTCAGCAATTTTTGGGTTGTCTAATGTTAGGATTGGGTAGCAACTGTCAGGCATAAGTACAGTTCTGTGCTCGCTATTGACAATAGCGTCCCAGCGGAACTCATAAGTAGCATAATAAATATTATACCAATGAGTTTCTGTCATAAGCCCATCGATGATGGTTTGTTTAGACGAGTTGGCTTTTGTTATCTTTACCGGCTTAATATTTTTTTGCATAATTATATTAGTCAAGTGCAGCAATGCCTTTGTGGGTTATTTTATGCTTACCATTTTTCACGTCTTGACTTATTAAAAGTCCATTGTCGCACAGGTTTATAACCTGCTTATTCAACGATTCATAGTCAAATATTTTGTTTTTCGGGTGCTTAAAAATCTCTTGAGTTGTCATCCCTGAATTTGGCGCGTTAAACAATATCTTTAATATTTGTGATTGTATTTTATTCGTCATTTTAATTCCTCATTGTTAAAAAAGCGGACGGGTTGATTTGCAATATTATATTAGTCCCATGCGTTTATCTTTTGCAAGGCCATGAAGTGCTGGCCCTACCTTGCAAAAAACATCAACCCTATATCTAGCTGTCCGCGCGGCCATAAGTCCTTTTAAAATAGTCCTTCGGAGGTTGGGACAGGGCCTAGAAAAATAGTGCGTATGCGATGGATAGCACAGATAATACTGCAAGCGCAATCATAGAGATTGCCAGGCCAATTAGCGGGTAATCTTCAAAACGGGCAGGGTCTCTCATTTTATCCTACCAGCGCATAAGCGATAATAAAGGCGACAAAGACGAATGCCGCTACGATGCCGGTGCGTAAAAACATGCTTTTAAGCCTATATTGTAATGGTAAATCTTCTTCTATCTCGTAGAAATCGTATTCGTTATATTGTTTCATTTTAATGTCTCCAAAAAAGCTAATAAGCCGCGTTTTTTAGTCTCTTGAGTGTTTTTTATATCCCATATGTTCACTCGTTTGACCATTATTAACATTAATCATTTTTTGATATGTTAGATTGTTTTCAGTACAAAATTCTTTCATATTGGTTATTTCAATTAGTTCACCTTCTTTATTTTTGAATAAAAAAACCTTTCCTTTTCTCCCTATATTGCTAGGGGTGTATTTTCTTTTTCCTGTTGCCCATTCATATTTCATTATTTTTGTACGGGCTTCTCTATATTCAACTGTCATGATCTTTTCACGTGCCTTTTCTAAATTAAGCTTGTGAATATCAGGATTGTTTTTTATATACTCGTTTTGCTTAATTCTTAACTTTAATTTTGTTTCTTCAGTCTGCATTCTATTAAATCCTCCATAAGCTAGGTTGTATCCATTTGGCGACAATGTTTTACATTCAGATATATAAAGCTCTTCAAATATATTAGCTTCTTCTATGGTTAAATTGTTCTCAATAATTTCATGCTTAAAATTATCAAACCCATATTTATTTATTGCTTTTAAAAACAAGATACTAGTACTTGATTTATATTGATGCTCTCGACACCTTTTATCATAGTTCTTTGTTTGCCCTATATATGCCTTGCCCGATGGCGATGTGTGCATATAAATACAATATAAATTTTCCATGAAGTCACCTTTAAAAAAATTATACGGGCGTTTTTTAAATTGATGAGGCCCGTCAACATCAATCATTCTCTACCCCGGAATGACGCGGTTTTACTCTACTATCTCGCCAGTGTTTTCATCAACATCAACCCATTCACCTGTTTTTCTGTAATTTTCTTGAACAGCCTTTGCTTTTGCAATGTCTTTTAAGTGGTCAACTTTGCGCTTGTATGCGGTAATGGCGATCTTTCGGTCTGACTCAAGAGTAAGACAAGTTATCAGCGCCTTGCAGTTATTTTGCGCGTCTTTGCTATCCATAAGTTCTATTTGATCAAGCACGTCGTCGATGCTTTGTGATTCTTCGCGGGGCTGTATTGGCAGCGGGTTTATTTCTTTTTCGTATAATGGCTTGCCTTCCATCTCGTCTGATGTTGGTTGCGCTCCAAATTCTGGAAAAGCTTTGCGCAAGGCTTGCGCTTCTGCGCATTTTGCGAGCTGGCCGTAAACACGTTTAAACCACATGGCATTTGGAGCGATGCTTTTTTCTTGCCCGCCTTTTACTGCATAGTTCTCTTTCCAAAATTCAATAGCAGGAAATTCAGCTATTGCGCCGTTATCCATCAACCGCTTTACCGTTATTTTGCACCATCTAGGATAGGTCACAGTAACGCCACTTAATGTTTCAGTAACTTCCGGGCCAAATTCTGGATCACTTATGCCTGCTAACTGTCCTGTGCGCGATGACATGGTGCGGTATAAACCAATTCCAGGCATAATAATATCTTTCATTGACTTAGTTTTTGAGTCCCACATTGGCACGATATGCACCGGCTTCATCATGTGATCAAGCTTAGCTGCTTTGCAATAAGACCTAACCAGGTTAATAGATTGGTCACTTGCTCCAGGATAAAGCGAGTTTCTAAGCAGTTCTAATATTTCATGTTCTTGCAAAGTGTCGTTTGTTGTTTGTAATTCGTTCATTTTTAAATCTCCTGTTTTATATATTCGGGATGGTTTTTTGCCACCCAGTCTGGGCAGTTATCAGCAAGCCAAGCTGGGTAATTTTTGAAGATAAACTCATATTCAAGAGCCTGAAACCTTTCTATTTCTTCTTTTGTATATTCTTTTTCAAAATCCATGTTTATAGTATTTCATAAATTAAATATTTAATCAAATTTAGTTAAAATCTCTTTTGTTTGTGTATCAATCCCATAGTCAAGGTAATCTTTCCACTGGTCAATCAGGTTCAATACGTGCACTCTTGCAGCGTCAATCTCGATTTGGTTAATTTTACGCACTTTAACCATGTGTCCTGGACTGGTACTGACAAAGATAAGATACGAGTCTCTAATTGGCATTCCGAGCGATTCACGGACTATGTTTCTAATTGCTGCACTTTTGTAATAACCGTGCTTTTCGGCGTGGCGTTTTAATTCCCATTCGTCCATCCCGTTCTTGGGCGTTATTGTCTTGACGTCCAAGTCATCGGGCCCGTGTTGGGCATCGATACGGCACTTTAGGATTATGTTAGGCAGATACTCGACAAATAGGCTACGTTCACAAATTGATTTGCTGATAATGTCTCCACATATGGATAAGACGTTTCTAGCCATTTTTACAGCTTTGTCGTAGTCATCGGCTGGGATGACAATTTTGTACTCATTATTAGCCATCCAGTTAGCTTTATCAGCCTTACCCTGAGTAGTCCTTCCGTCAAAAGTAGGCAAAGCGGTAAAACTGTTCATGTGTGGCTCTAAAACCAGTTCATGGACACAACTACCAAGCGCAAAATGCGATTGATTATCCATTTTAAAAAGAGCCTTATTTTCGTAGTGCCTCGGCGATTCTTCCAGTAGCGTTAATGAGCTTCCAGATAGCCCTGGTAGAGAATGGTATTTCTCGTTTGAAATACTTGCCCCGCAACTCCCAAGGGCCAGCAGATCGTTTATTGTTAGTGTGTCATCGTATGTCATGTTTTTAACATCATAAAATTATTGTTTCAAAAAGCGCAAATGATTTACTCACATCACCAGTTGTTTGTAACATTTTTAGCACTAATTCAGCGGTTTCTTTATCTTTAAACGCCGCAAATACGCCATTCTTAGCGCTGTCATCATAAACCCAGGTTATTACATAAATTTTCATTTTAAATTTCCTCGTTGTATTTCTGATGCTTTTTTGCGGCAGTTAAAATAAAAGCCTTGTTTGCTTTCCAAAACTCAAGAGCATTAGGGTGAAAGCTATCGATTTTTTCGTCATCAAATGCCTCCCATTTGACCGTTAAAAATAGCTTGCAGCCTATCTTTATATGATAATCAAAAATAATTATGTCCCAATGTAATCCTAATATTTGCAGTGGATTAGTGCTAATACTGGCCGTTCCATAAACAGCAAAGCGCAAATTGGCATCGCTTAAATTGGCAAAGCGCAAATTGGCATGGCTAAAATTGGCATGGCTAAAATTGGCATGGCTCAAATCGGCAGAGCTCAAATCGGCAGAGCTCAAATTGGCAAAGCGCAAATTGGCAGCGCGCAAATTGGAATAGCTAAAATTGGCATGGCTCAAATCGGCATGGCTCAAATTGGCAAAGCGCAAATCGGCATGGCTCAAATTGGCAGCGCGCAAATTGGCATAGCTCAAGCTTATTTTTAATTCAATCGCTTTTTCAACAGCGATTTTCATTGAATTATTAGCTTGCTCATGGCTAAAAATAATTCCATCTGAATTTCTGTGTTTTATGTCTATTTTCATTTTTAAAGCTCCATTGGTTAAGTACGTCTAAAGTGTAAATTAAATATTTATAGGTGTCAATTAAATATTTAAGTTATACTATTACCTAACCTACGGAGATACAAAATGACACCAGAAATTAAACATAAAATTTTAACCATCTTTAAAAACCAGTCAGAACTTGCCAAATGGCTGGCTGTAACCGAGCAGGCCGTATCGCATTGGTTTATCGGCAAGCAAAAAATAAGCGTTAAAAATGCGGCTAAGCTGGCTAATAAGCTTGGCTGCGACCTTTTAGACATTAGGGAGGATTTGAGATGATAACTAAAATACATGAAGGTAAAAAAGAGTTCGGGGCACCTTATTGGCAGGGCTTGATATTAATGATACAGGGCAGGAAGAAAGGGTGCTGGGAGGAAGTAACTAAACGATGTGCTTCTTTGCAAGAAGCAGAACAGGAAATGGCTGATTTTATAGCGAGTGTGGCCGAGGTGACTTATGATTGAAATGATTACTCAAGCAGAATTAAAAGAAAGGCTTAATTATGACCCTGAAACAGGGTTATTTTATAGAAAGTTAGCAACTGCTAATTGCGTTAGAATTGGTGATGTAGCGGGATGGCTGACAAAGCGAGGGTATATACAAATATCTTTGTTTAATAAGAAACACTATGCTCATAGGTTGGCTTGGCTTTATGTTTATGGTGTTATGCCTGATAAGGATATTGATCATATTGATTGTGTGAAAACAAATAATAGCATTGCAAATTTAAGGCTAGTAACCATGAGCGAGAACCAGCAGAACAGGAAAAAAGCCGCTATTACCAGTAAAACGGGGGTTATTGGCGTGTCATTTGAAAAGTACACGCAAAGATATAGAGCGAATATTCAAGTTAATAAAAAAAGTATTAATTTAGGTCGTTATGATACAAAAGAAGATGCGCACAATGCCTATTTATCAGCAAAAAGAACCATTCACCCATTTGGAACGCTATGAATATTTATATACAACAATTCGCAGATTGCATGAGAAGCAATGGCATAGAACCACCAGAAACTATAATTGATGACGGAACTATAAAACGCTTCAAAATAAACGGGAAAAATACAGGATGGTATTTATTATTTGGTGGAGATTTTTACGCTGGATCATTTGGGTGTTGGTCAACTGGGGTTAAAGCCAAATGGCATCAAGACAGTCCTGTAAAGACTATAATCACTGCACAACAACGCGAGGATTGGAATAAGCGCAAGAAACAGGCCGAAGCTGAAAAAGATAAACTGGCTGAGTATGCGGCGCTTAAATCTAACCATGTTTTTAAGGAAGCACGCAAAGAGTTTAGGCATCCGTATTGCGATATAAAAGGCATCAAAATAGATGCAGATTTGCATGTAAAAATGAGCGCCGGCGTTCTATTAATCCCGATTTACAATCCGGATTTAAAAATCGTAAACATGCAAACTATAACGGGCGATGGCACTAAGAAGTTTCAGTATGGCGGCAAAATAAAGGGCTGTTTTGGTTGCGTAGATTACAACTACAAAAGCCTCGATTTGCTGTATATTGCAGAGGGTTGGGCAACCGCTGTATCTGTGCGTAATCACTTCAATAAGCCGTGCTTTATCGCTTTTAGCGCGGGTAATTTAACGCCGGTTGCTGTTAATCTACGCGCCATTTATCCTGATGCGCAGATTATAATTGCCGCTGATAATGATTTGTCTGGAGTGGGTGAGAAAGCGGCTATTGAGGCGGCCAAGGCAGTAGGAGGAAGCTATATTATTCCATCTGATCCTGGAACTGACTTTAATGACATCCTGTAACTGTAAAACCTGCGCGAATTTTATACCTGATCGTGTTGGTGATGGCTCTGGTATCGGCATGTGCCGCATTTACGCCAATGCAACCGATACTAATAAGGTATCAATACTGTACCGTTTAGGTGCTGGTGGTGTGCCTGTCTTTTGGGGTACACCAGGAAATCGTGAATGTGAATTTTTTGAGGATATAGCTTAATGCGTAAAGTAATCCGTAAATCCCTACGGCAAACCGTCAGCGAGAACCAGGCCGCTTTGGATTTTATGTCTAAATTGGCCGGAGGCGATGGGCATGTCAACAAGGTGGTGTTTGAGCCGGTAAAGGCTCGTGCGCCGCGTGACCCGCTGGTTTTGAGCGAGGCACAGATACAAAAAACAATTTTGGCTTATCTTCGTGTTCATCCTAGTGTTGCATGGGTGGCAAGGTTTAACTCTGGCGCCTTTATCGAGTCGTATGGTGGTCATGAGCGCTATATACAGGCCAATAGCCTTAAGGGGTGCCCGGATATAATGGGTATGTTAAAGGGTGGCAGATACTTCGGAATTGAAGTCAAAGGGCCTAAAGGCCGTGTTACACAGGATCAGGACAATTTTATACTTCGTGTGCTGGAAGGCGGTGGTTATGCGGGCGTTGCAAGATCGATTGATGATGTTGAAAAGATTTTGAATTTTGTAGTATAATGAACCCTGTTTTTGGTGTACTTCGCTGGCACGGATTAAACCAAAGACGCCATGTTTTTATGAAGAAGCTCGTTTCGTCGTATGCCAGTACGACAACGAGCTTTTTTATTGTCTAAAATTTAGGATATTTATGAAAACTTCTTACACGATACTAACTAATACCAACAATAATGAAGCCAAATTTATGGCTATGCCAAAGTGGAAGCGTTCAGTTATTCTGATGGACAACGGGGACATTTATGTACCGGCCGGCATGGTTGACAATGAAGACAGGCTGCTTTTAATTGCTGGATTTGATGGGGTGCCAGTTATCTTTGAATTTCATCATCTTTATATGCCAATAACGTGGCTGGAAAAAGAATACCCTAAATGGCAGGACGTGTTTGACGCTATTAAGAAAACAGTTGGAGAAGCAGGATGCTTAGAATGAATATTGATGAAATGCCAAACTACGAAGAAATACCGATTGGAGCGTACGAGGACGCACTTGAGGAGTTATCGATACCGGATAACGTTGTAAGTATTAAAGTTAAGGAGGCGCCGAAATTTAGGACGGTTAGTAATGAGGGATTGCCGGGGCATAATGAGGATATTAAAGAAGAAAAACAAGCTGAATGGATAAGCGCAGATGATATGTGTAAAACGGCAACGGCTCCAGTTTATTTGATAAATAACATTATCGAGGCAAAAACACACGGGTTAATTGCTGGGTCGTCTCAATCCTTTAAATCGTTTGTTGCTTTAAAAATGGCGCACTGTATCTGCACAGGCAATGACTTTTTTGGGCATGATGTTTTTAATACCGGGAAGGTGCTTTATATATGCGGTGAAGGGCATGGGGCTCTATGTAGAAGAATAAAGGCACTGTCTATTGTAGATGGTGGTTTTAACGATAACTTTTTTATACTTGAGAGGCCATTATACATCGATAACATTGCTGAAATGGATTGGTTAAAAAAGTCTATTGATGGCATAAATCCTGTTTTTGTTATGTTTGATACGTTCAGCAGCTTGGCTACAACATGCAAAGAAAACGTTAATGAGGAGGTTGCAAGAGTGCTTAGGATGGTGTCTGATTGTTGTGTCGATGCTGGGTGTAGCAGTTTGATAGTCCATCACTACGGCAAGGACACTGAGAAGGGAATGAGAGGCGCTAGTGCATTTGGCGCAAATATTGACTATGAGATAAGCATGACCAGGCCTGATATAAGCACGCTTAATGCAACCATGGCCTGTAAAAAAAGTAAGGACGGTGATTATTTTGAAGCCATTGAAATATTGGCGCACGTGGTCGACTTGGGCTTAATTAGGCAAGATGGCAAACCTACAAACTCGCTGGTTCTTAAAAGATCAGATGCCAATGGCAATTTAACGATTAGACAAGAACGCGTGTTGACTGTCATTAAACGTGTAATTTTTGAGCAAAGTACAAGTGCAGTTACAGAGAAACAGATCAGGGACGGAATCAATTTAGAGTTTGCAGCAGATGTTAAAAACCCCTGGAAAATATTTTCAGATGTTATTCCTGTGTTGGTAAAAATGGAGTTGGTTTTTACTAAAAATGGCATTTACTGGGTTTAAATGTCCCTACCGTTATATTTACAGGGTTAGCAGTAACCTACCGTTGGGGTAAAATCCTAGGGGATTTTAACCCCACCAACGGTAGGTGTCAACTAAAAAACCAAAATTTATTTCCTACCGTCATAAGACATAGAGGGTAGTAGTTGATCGTATATATAATAAGGCTTGCAGAGCAAGCCTACCGTTGCCTACCGTAAAACCTACCGTGTATTTTTATTGTGTAAATTAATTATCTATGATGCTTATTAAATGCTATACTACCCCCTACAATTTATTAAATAAATAAGGTGGTAACATGATAGATAAGTTGGAAGAGATAAAAAGATTGGTTGCTAAAAAAAAAGATACATCGTCAAAATATTCAGGGGTTTACTGGCATAAAACTATGGAAAAGTGGTGCGCAAAGATAAAGGTTTCTGGTGTTCAGGTATGGCTTGGGTCATTTGATAATGAAAAACAAGCGGCTATTAGATTCCAAGAAGCCAAAAAAATAAGAGATTCTCTTTAAGGAGTTAAAATGACTGATTTAGAATGGCTGGAAAATAAATTAGGCCGCCCGGTTTCGGAAAATGAAATCGAACACTTTGGCGAACGGGTGTCAATTATCCTGATGGACAGGCAAAACTGGATTAATCGGACAAGTGATGATTATGACGCGGTCGAAAATGAAGCGCGTGAATTAACACTGAGGACTTGGATAAGATGAGTCAGGCTAAATTAATTGCTGAATTGATGAGCGAATGGCCAGAAAGGTTTTATTTACAGCCCGAAAACTCACAAGAGAGGCAGGACGTTATAACTATTCAAGCTTTGAAAAAGGCAGCGGCTAGGGAGATTTTAAGGCTTCAGGCTATTATTGATGATATTGGGGGTAACAATGGCAACTAAAGAACTATCAACACAACAAATAACGGCGATTATTGGCATGAAAGAAAGTCAATTTTGCTTACTTGCTAATAAAGAGCAGAATCATTTCCCGGCACCAATACGAATCGGTGGCGTTACGGGTAAAACAAGGTTTTATGATCGCACTCAGGTGATGGAGTGGATTTCAGAGTGGCGTATTAAAAAAGCAGCTAAAAAACCAATTGGAAATCTTATGCGTCAATTTCTTTGCGGTAAATTCGATCGTGAAGGCTTGAAAAAAGATTATGCGAGCAAGGCTAGCAGTGCGCGTAAAAATAAGCCTAAAACGCAAAAAATACACGTTAAAGCCGATTATGAGTCTATACAGTGGCCAAAAAATAACTGGCAGGGGTTAATTTAAACTATTTTTAATTAAATTGAATAAAGGTGTAAAATTATGAAAGTCAAAAGCAATGTTAAAGCGGGTAAGCCTGCAAAATGCCCAGGTAAAATATTTTGTTAATTGGGAAGGTGGATTGATGAGAACAATTACTGAAATGATAAGGCTAACGGTGATATTTGCCATATTTTTATACGGCATTACCACTCTAGCCGTGGCTATTGCGATGGCGATTGGCGATCAAACAACACTGGAGCAGTTTTGATGCAACGTGTAGAAATTATTTTAGGTGCTATCAGCTATGATATGCACATGCTTTCAGTGTTTCAGAATCAGATTCGCGTGGCATTCAAAGATGCGGAAAGGGCTGAGCTTAACGTTAAAAAAACCCTGCATGAAATAGATTATAAGACGGCTATATTGCATAAAGAGTTGTTTAGTATTATGCTTCATTTAGCACCACGTAAATTTTTGAAGCTTTTGAAAAAACTGGGCTTGGAATGAACGAAGAAACTGACAAAAGAGGCATTATGTATATCATAGACGCGTTAAAAGCTGGGCAGGAATTGGCTAACCCAGGGGGATGGAAGAAGTTTCAAAATTATGTGAATCTAATTGCAGCCGGAACAGGAATTGCAGCCACATTCGTGCCAGGATTGGGGTCGTTTTTAACCCCTGAAGTTATTCAGGCAGCAGCCGGGTTGCTTGGCACGGTTAATATTTACCTGACAACTGCGACCAGTGAAAAAATTGGGCTATGAGTCCAGAAGGAATTAACCAACTAAAACGGCATGAAGGTTATGAACCTAACGTTTACCATTGCACAGAGGGCAAAGAGACAATTGGTTTCGGGTACAATATGTCTGCTAACCCGCTTAGACTGGCTAACAATGAAATCATTGCGTTAAGGAATCTTGGAATATCTTACGTTAGAGCAGAGCAGCTATTGAAATCGATAGTGGCTAATGATACTAAAGAGCTTTATCAACGTATCCCATGGATTATTCGGCTTAATGAGGCTAGGCAGGCAGTACTTATTAACATGGCTTTTAATCTTGGGATCCCTGGGCTTATGAAGTTTAAGCGCACGCTCGGACTTATCGAGCACGGTGACTTCGACAATGCCGGGGACGCTATGATTGAATCAAAATGGGCTGCACAAGTCAAAAGCCGTGCGGTAGAGCTAGCACAACAAATGCGGACAGGAAGGTTTGGTGGTGCCGCCTAGACATACTGACGATGCAGAGTCAGCAGAATTGTTTCAAGAGCGGCGCAGGCTGCCTGAAATGCTGTCGAGATTGGCTCGACTAGAGTCTGACGTGTGTAAGTACGACACAAAGTTTAGTGACCTGGTGTCATCTGTCAACGCGGTGTCACTTAGCCTTCATGAGCTGGCGACCAGGATTGATACTGGAATTAAGACAATCCTTATCGGCTTTGGGCTGATAACTACGCTGTCCGGGGCGTTCTGGGCGTATCAAAACAAGACCGATGAGCAACACGAAAAGATTATGCGCAATACGCAAGAACAAGTTGAGCATAACACGAAGGAGTTGAGACATGATTAAACCAATTTTGGCGTGGATGCTGGGTTGCAGCACGGATGACGAAACACAGAGATTAATGGATGCGGCTTATGTTGAAGGGGCTCACAATGAACGGCAAGCAATACTGGGAATCCTTGATAGGCTTATCCCGCAGTTCGTGTCAGTCAACAACTCGGTGGCTCGTCAGGCGCGTGAAGAGATACTTGCAAGATGCGAGAAATAATGAGTTTAATGACTTCGTGCTTGAGAAGCTGGCGGCATGGCTTCAGAATAAAAACAGGAGCTGAGGGTTGGCTTTTTAGGCATTACCGCAACGAGAAAGGTCAGAGATATAATTAAACACTGTTTAATTAACTAGAGGTCACAAAATGCCAAGGGCAATGCCTGAAAATTTAACAAAAAGAGGGAAAGGAAGACCAGCAGGCTCAACAAATAAAGCAACTCGGTCAATTAAAGAAATGATCGAGGCGGCGTTGATTGGTGTTGGCGGCGAAGAATACCTAAAAATCCAGGCTATTGAAAACCCAGGGCCTTTTATGACGCTTGTTGGCAGGATACTTCCGAAAGACATTAACGCTAAAATCGAAGGCGGCGTGTCAGTGTCACAGTTTAATATGGATATGCTTTATCCGCCACAGCAACTAGAAAGATTGCCTGAGCCTGATATTGAGTATCCAGACGATGACTGATGAAGGCAACACTTAATCCAGCTCTGCGCGGACTTTGGGAAACAAAAGCAAGGTATAAAGTCCTTTTCGGAGGAAGGGCGAGCTCCAAAAGTTGGGACGCAGCCGGGTATCTTGCCAACATAGCCGCTCATTATCCTATTCGTATTGTCTGTTGCAGGCAGTTTCTGAACCGCACCGGCGATTCAATCTATGCACTTCTTAAGAGCCAAATACAGCGTTTTGGCTTATCTGATAAATTCGACATCCAGTCAAAAGTCATCACTAGCACCGCAGGTGCTGAAATAAGCTTCTATGGCCTATGGCGAAACATAGATGAGGTGCGATCACTAGAGGGTGTTGATATAGTACTGCTCGAAGAAGCTGGTGATTTAACGCAAGAGCAATTTGAAGTCCTAGACCCAACGTTTAGGAAGCCAGGGTTTTTCTTCATCGTGGTTTTTAATCCAAAAGAACGCCAGTCGTTTGCTTATCAGCGCTTTGTTGTCAATCCAATGCCTTTTTCTTGCGTGCGCAAGATAAACTATGATGAAAACCCATTTCTCGATGCTGATTATTTGCGCATGGTTATCGAGCCAGCAAAGGCTGATGACGCGGTATTTAATCACGTTTATCTCGGGGAGCCGTTAGCTGATTCAGAAAACGCCATCATCAAAAGCGAATGGATTAGGGCATCGATTGACGCACACATAAAACTCGGCATCGAGGTGACTGGAGAACGGCGCTTAGGATTCGATGTTGCAGACGCTGGGCATGACGCCTGTTGCACAGTGCTTGCACATGGTAGTTTGGTTTATGGATTGGACTTGTGGAAGGGCAAAGAAAATGAATTACTTATTTCAGCAAAACGGGCATACAATACGGCATGCGTTGATAATAGCCGAATAGTTTATGATAGCATCGGCGTTGGTGCTGGCATTGGTGCTAAGATTACTGAAATAAACGAGATTAGGTCAACCAAGATCGAAGCCACAAAATACGTTGCTGGAGGCGCTGTAAGATGGCCTGATGCTCAATACGCAAAATCAGGCATAAAGAACAAGGATTATTTTGCTAACGTCAAGGCGCAGGATTGGTGGGGATTGGCCGATAGGTTTAGAAATACATATAATTCTATAAAACTTGGTGAAGCGATAGCAGACGACGAGCTTATCTTTGTTGACTCAAGCATACCAAACTTGGAAGCGCTGATAGACGAGCTTAGCACCCCAATTAAATCGTATGACGGAGCAGGCCGCATGAAAGTAGAGAGCAAAGAAGACATGGCAAAGCGTGGCGTACCAAGCCCGAATATGGCTGATGCTTTCCTGATGGCCGTATTACCTGACCACGCTCGCAAACGACTTGAACCAATTGTAATACCACGCGCCACAAACTATTTTGGCGAATCTAGCTGGATGGCCTAATGGAAAAAGAATCGCAAACTGTTGAAGAGATGATACAAATTTTAAAACAGGCAGACGCTTATAGTATTGTCACTGATGAGTTTGGTTGTCCTGTTGTTGCTTATCTGGAAGTTCCATCGATGCGGATAGCCATAATTAAAGAGCCTAACGAATGAAAAAAGACGACACAGAATTACTTGAGCGCATAAAGAAACGCTTTGACGAATCAAACACGGTTAATAGCGAAGAAATCGCTATGATGCAAAGTGATATTAAGTTTGTACGCGAGGGTGGGAAGGCGCAATGGGATGACGCGGCTATCAACGCCAGGCAGCAGGTAGGCAGCGAACGTCCGCTACTGACTGTTAATCGACAACTGGCTTACAACAATCAGGTCGTTAATGAGATGCGACAGAACCGGCCCGGTATTAAATGCAGGCCATGCGATGACAAGGCAGACAAAGAGACAGCCGAGATATTACAAGGCGTTATTCGCAACATACAAGCTATTTCCAAGGCAAGCCAGGCTTACGACGTTGCAGCTCAGAATGCAGTTGACGGGGGGGTAGGATGGTTCAGAGTATTGCCGCGTTATGTTGCAGACGACGCATGGCAACAAGAACTTATTATTAAGTCAATCCCAGATATTGCTACAGTTCGCACTGGCCCATTTAAAGAATTGGATGGTTCAGACATGAATTGGGCTATGATTGTAGAGGAAATGGATAAGGATGTTTTTGAAAAGCAATATGGTAAAGACGCTATAGGATGGGACGTGCTTGAAAATGGGATGTCTGAGGATGGGTGGGTAGGTAAGCAGACTGTTTTAGTCGCTGAATATCAAGAAATCAAAGAATCTCAGGCTATGCTTTGTCAGACGCAAGATGGGCGCACAATCTATTTAGATGAAGCAACAGAGCAGGATAATATTGTTGATCAGCGTAAAACAACACGTAAGACAGTGAGATGGGTAAAAGTTGGAGGGCACGCTATTTTAGATGAAACTGAACTGCCAATAAGCTGGATACCAATGTTTCCCATGATCGGCAATGTCTATTATGCGGACGGCAAGAAAAAGACTTTTGGACTTACGCGCCATGGTCGTAGTCCATCGCAGCTTTATAACTTTGCGGTATCAAGCGAAGCCGAACTATTGGCATTATCACCATTAGCGCCATTCTTGGCAGATGTTGAAGCGATTGCAGGCTACGAAAATCTATATGCCCAGGCTAATAAAAAGCCGCTTGCTGTGTTGCCTTATAACTCCATAAGCGCGTCAACCGGACAACAATTACCCAGGCCGGAGCGGCAACAGTTGGTGTCGCAGTCAACCGGCTGGATAGCGGCAAAAGAAGCAGCAGCAGCAGACATCCAGGCCAGTCTAGGTATCTATGATGCGGCGATGGGTGACAGCCCGAATAATCAATCTGGCAAGGCAGTCTTGTCGCTACAAAAGCAGGCGAGCCAGGGCACATATCATTACAGCGCAAACCAGGCTTTAACAATAGCTCATTGCGGTCGTGTACTTGTCGAATGGATTCCTAAAATTTACACCGAAGCTCAGGTAATGCGCATCCTGGGCGAAGATGACGAAGTGTCGCACGTCCAAATCGACCCTGATCAGCCAGAGGCAATGACCGAAACTCAGGACGAAGCCGGAGAGATTAAACGAATTTATAACTTGAGCGTTGGTCGTTATGATGTTGTTTGCGACGTTGGGCCTAACTATGCTACCAAGCGCCAGGAATCAGCCGAAGCCATTGGCGAATTAATACGCACTTACCCTGATATTATGCCTATTGCTGGTGATCTGCTTGTGTCTGCCCTGGATATTTCCGGTGCCGACAAGGTTGCAGAGCGCCTTAAAAAGATGCTCCCGCCACCGTTGCAAGAAAAAGACGATAAGCCTAACCCGGAAGCCGAACAGCTTAACGTGCAGCTGGAACAAATGGCAGGCCAGATGGAAGCCATGGGAGCTCATATCAAAGACCTTGAAGACAAGACGGAAATAGACCTAAAGAAAATAGAAATTGAGTGGTTTAAAGCCGAGACAGCCCGCATGGCAGAGATAGCCAAGATCGAGGCAGGAACTCAGCCTGGGATAGAACCGTCAACAATGGAAATAGAGCGACATGTTTCAGACATGGCAGACGCTGAACATCGTAGAGAGCTTGAGATACTTAAAACTATCCATTCCATGCAGCCACAGCCAGAGCCAGAGCAGCCTATGCCTCAAGAGCAAGCGCCCATGGATAATCAAGAACAGCCTATCGAGCAGCCGCAGGAAGCTATTCAGGATGAAACCATGGCAGAGCCAGAGCAAGAACAACCCGACAAGATTGACAAGCTTATCGAATACCTGAAACAACCACAAAAAGTCACTTTGCCAGATGGCCGAGTCATACAAATTAATTAGAGAGATACATAATGGCCTTTACATTACGAGATAGCTTAAGAACAACAAGGAATGATGACATTGACACCGACCTTGGCACAGGTTCGAAGCTTCAAATTTATACATCTGCCTATGGCACCAAATTGGCAGAGTTTTCATGGTCTGGTAGTGCTTTTGGTGCATCATCCACAGGGGCGATGTCGATGAACGCACCAACAACTAACCCTGTAACACCACTTGCTAACGGCACGGCGGCTATTGCCAGGCATACGCTATCAGATGGCACGACTGTTGTTATCAATGATTTAACAGTCGGGACGTCTGGAGCTTATTTGATTTTGTCAAATCTGACTTTATCAACAACAATCCCAGTATCGTTAGATACTTACACAATAACCGAGGCTTAATATGCTAACTCAAGCACAACGAATTATTTTACATGCTGATGCGATAGCCCAGCCAAGTTTAGAATTGGCTATTACTAACGGCGATGACCAGATTATCGCTGATTTTTACAATGCAATACCTACACCAAGTTTTATTGCATGGCGGACGTCTGTTGATAAAGATGAATATCAAGATCAAGTGAGCCCGACAGGTACAAGCTTTTCATGGTCGGGCACAGGCGGATTTATCCAGCGCTCACCAGGCGAGTTAAGCGCGTGGCGAGAACTGTTTGGGGTTGATAACAAAGTAAATCCGTCACAAGCTAACGTGATTACAGCATTTAACGACATTTTTTCAGGTTCAGGCGCTCAAGCACAAAACAATCGTGCGCATCTATTAGCGCTTAGCAAGCGATCAACAACGCTAGCTGAAAAGCTACTTGCAACTGGAGCAGGAAGCGATGCAGTACCGGCCAAAATGACGTTTGAAGGCATTGTATCTGTACAGGAAGCTGGATTAATCAGGGTAGGTGAATAATGGCAATTACACGAGTAAGCACACAAGTAACCTGGTCGTCAGCGTCTACGCTGTCAGTAACAAGCGCAACTGAGGTTGTATCAGATGTTTTTACACTGGATGCAACTTGTGTCAGTATGGCAATACAGGTTAGTGCTGATAATGCAGGAACTCCAGCGGCAGGTGATACAGCAGTTTGGCGTATCAGATGGTCAACGGGTGATGTCTTAGCAGATAGTGGCGACGATTACGACACAGCCGAACATGCTCAATATATTGGAACTTTGGATACCGTAGCGGCTAACACGCCGGGAGAAGACCCTGCTCGCAGGACTTTTGACGTACCAGCTACAGCAACTAAGTTTAAGCTGTGTTGCATATGTGCACAAGCGGCAAGCCGAAACGTCACTATTGCCGCCAGAGTTGAAGAACTAAGGGCAGCTTAAGTGGCTATTTTTATACCCAGATGGGGCAGATTTAAGGATAAAAAACAGTCTGGTCCTGTTGATGTCAATTGGAATAATGATTTAACGAGAGGCTTAACTTTTCTTAGTGGGTTTGGGCCTAAAGATTTAGTCGGAAATGTCACAGAGACATTAACGGCAGATATAACAAAGCGTGACAACGACTATCTATTTAATAGCCGGACAAGCACAAACCCAGGCGTAAATTATGGGGACATTTGCGATTATTATACTAACGGGCTAACTGCAACAGTTGTATGTCGATGTCCTGATTGGAGCAATAAAGATACAAGCTCGTTGATGGCGTTAATTTCTAAGTCAGAAGCATCAGGGCTGGTTGGGAGATGGGCGCTTTATGTCGAAAACTCTACTATTGTCGGTATAAACCGAGCAACCGGAATTGCAAATAATACCGTATCAGGTGACTATACAAATAAGTTATTTAATAGTAAAACGCATGTAATATCTTATGCATCTACTCCGGCCATAAATAATATATTTTTAGATGGGTTGCTTTTTTCCACAGCATCCGGGGATGGTGTCGCTGTAGCTGGAACAACATTAAGTTTACGATTGGGCGCATATGCAAATAATAACGCAAGTTATTATGGCCGGTTTTTAGGAGAGATACATATCGCGTATGTGCATAGTAGGCAATTAAGCGCCGATGAAGAAAAAGAAATAGGCATATATCCTTATCAACTCCTAAAACCAAGAAACCAGTTTTTCTTTTTAGGGTCAGCTAATGAAACAGCGGGTATCCAGCTAACAACAGTAAACCCGACTGTATCTATAGGTGCAAGTCAGACAATACCAGCATCACTTAATATAACAACAACTAACCCGACGATTGAGTCCGGGCTATCTCAAACATTACATGCAAATTTAGCGCTAACAACAGCTAACCCGATTATTGCTTTAGCTGTAAATGAAGGACAGGTTAATGCAAGCGTAGCATTGACTACGCAAAACCCGGTAATATCAGCACGGATAACAGGTGGCGAACCTGATTTTGTATTAGGTGGTGTGCCTTTGCGTGGCGAAGTTAAGCGCGGCAAGAGACGTTGGGATCCCGATGAAGAATACGAGGCAGAATATAATGAAAATATTCCGGTCGATAACCCGATTATCAAGCTTGATGGATCAGTAACAAAAATAAAGGAGTCGATGGATTATGCTAAAAAGCAAGCTGATAAAAAAGACGAGGATGACGTAAAAGCCATTGTCCAATTTGTAAAACAGTACAGAAGTAATATAATAAGTACGTGGTTAAATTAATAATAATTAATAGGTGATGAGATGAGAAAAATTATAGCAGTGTCGTTAATGTTTGTATGCGCATCGGCAAGCGCGGTGATCCCAATATTGTTTAATCAAGGGAGCAGTAATTACGAAAATGACGATTACCAGCGGCAGCAACAAAGTTATTACAACCAGCAACAGATTCAAAACCAGCAGGAAATGATTAAATTACAACGCGAAGAAAATGAGCAGCAAGAACGGGAATATCGTGACCAAGTGGACAGGCAGTTATTACTACCAATGATCAACACATACGGGGCGGGTCATTAATATGAGCGATATTGAAGTAGTAGACAGCATACCCGAAGAAGCTGCACTGGTTGAAGATGTAAACGTTCCCCCCGAAGCTGATGACTTTACCCAAGAAGCAGGTCCAGACATAACAGAAGAAGCTCAGGACATAGAACCGGAGCCGGAGACTAAAAAGCACGACGCACAGTCACGCATAAGGCAACTCGCTAATGAAAAAGCGTTGCTCAAGCAAGAAATCGCAGAAATGCAAGACATGCTTAAGCAGAGAAAAGTTGAGCGAGAGCCTGCGCAAACTCAAACATTTGCGGATAAGCCAAAGCCCGATGATTATGTGGGCGGGGTTTTTAATCCGGACTATATCGAAGCTCTCACAGACTACAAAACTGCAATCGCTATTGATAAGCGCGATCACGAAAAAGTTGAGCAACAAAAGATCGAAGCGGTTAAAGCTAAAGAAGCGGCTTTTGTGCAAACTAACCCAGGATACCAGGATGCATTGGACGCGGTAACAACTAGCAGCCTAATCGACAGTCAATTAATATATGAGGCGATAAGCGAAGATGATAACGCCCCTGCACTGGTATTTTACCTGGGCACTAATCCAGGCGAGCTTGAACGTATCAGTCGGCTTAGCCAGGCTAAGAAGGTTATGGCGCTCGGGGCTATATCTGATGCGCTGAATAATACGGCACAAGCACCATCAAAGCCAAGGCCACAACACCCCAAGCCAATAGCCCCTTTGTCTGGTAACGCGCCAACGCTTAGCCTTGATGAGCGGCTTAACCAAGCTGAAAAGAATGGCGATGCTGATGAGTATCGTAGGATAAGAGCAGAGCAAAGACGGACAGGTGCTCGGTAATGCAATGCTATAAAGTAGTCCGGATGCATGAAGATGGGTATCAATTGACAAGCTATTACATCGCCTCGTCACTTTCGAGAGTTATTGAAAAAGTTGAGCATGTTATGGCAGTCGATAATGATAGCTATTTTTTATCAATGGAGATCGAAAGGAATAATACAGATAATGCTTGTTATTTACCAGATATAGAATAATTAGAGCAGAGCAGAGAAGATCAGGTGTAAGATGAGATGCGGACACGTTATAGAATTACTTTATGTTGTCACCACAGGCCAAGCCTTAGTCCCTCAAAACAGAACAGATATTTATGGTCCTGTCACGATAACAAAAAATCCTTACATGGTGTCAGAGGCATCAAAGAAGCTTGCCGAAAGCATTGATAAAAATGCTTTGGAAATAATTAAACATGATTTAATTGACAAAAACAAATCAGGACGGTGCGATAATGGCTAATCAGCTTATAACTTCTTTAGAATTTGAAAAACAAAGTAACATCGTTCTTGAAGCTGGTATACGCGCATTAAAAAATAAAAGAACTGGGTTAGAAAAAATACTAAGCAAAACTTACCGCACTGACGAGCTTTGGGTTAAAGATTTTCACTTGGATAAAAATATTGACAACCAGCAAAAACAGGACTATTTTAATGTGATACCGTAGTATCACGTCACGATACATGTCAGACAGTTAAAACGCCGCGTTAATTGGTGGTCGCGCTCCCGAACTGAAAATTAATTTTTTCACTTTTAGGAGCGCCAAATGGCTAACCAATTACTAACAATCAGCAAAATCACAATGGAAGCGCTTGACGTCCTGGAAAACCAGTTGACGTTCTCGAACAACGTTTCCCGTAACTACTCCTCTGAATTTAAAAACGGTGGCGGCAAGATCGGCTCCACGGTCAACGTCCGCAAGCCTGCGCGTTATGTGGTCACTACCGGCCAGGCTTTAGTCCCGCAAAACAGCACCGAGACTTACGTGCCTGTCACACTAACAAACCAGGATAACGTTGGACTCGTTTTCTCAAGCCAAGATTTGGCGCTTAACATCAACGATTTTTCAGACCAATTTATCAAACCAGCCGCTGCCGCATTAGCCAACAAAATTGACTATAACGGGATGCAAATGGCGTATAAAAACGTCTGGAACTTTGTCGGAACCCCTGGACAGTTAAACGGCACGCCAACATCTGCGCAAGCTCTGACTGCGATTGCTCAACTAGGGCAAAAGCTTGATGAGAATGCAGCACCGATGGACGGTGACAGAACTGCAATCATAGCGCCATCAACTCGCACCGGCTTGGTTACTGCTAATGCCACACTATTTAACCCAGCTCAAACGATCAGCGATATTTATCGTAAAGGTGCAATGGGTAAAGGTGTTCTCGGCTTTGATTTTTACAACGATCAGAACGCGCCTATCCATACATCTGGAACTCAAAACGGTACTTTTGCAATTTCAGCTACAGCTCAAGCGGGCAGTAATACCGTTCAATCTGATGCAACAACTGTATTTGCACTCGGTACAGCCGCTATTACTGGCACGCTAACCGCTGGCACAGTGTTCACCATTGCTAACGTTTATGCGGTCAACCCTCAGTCAAGACAATCAACCGGGCAACTGCAAAACTTTGTTGTTATGGCTGACACGCTGGCATCTGCAACTTCCGTTAATATCCTGCCTTACCCAATATTTAGCGGCGCTTTCCAGAATGTCACATCGAGCACGGGCACCATTGCAGCATCTGCTACTTGTACGATCTTGAGCGGCTTAAACTCTGCACAGTATCAGCAAAATATCGCGATGCACAAGTCAGCTTTCACTCTTGCGGTTGCTGATTTACCGTTACCTATGGGTGTTAATAACGCTTCACGGGCATCAAGCAAAGCGGCTGGGTTGTCAGTACGAATAGTTGGTCAATATGACATCCAGTCTGATAACTACTTTACCCGTTTAGATTGCTTGTACGGATGGAAGGCGGTTTACCCGGAAATGGCTGCCAGGTTAACCGGTTAAGAAGTTAATAGGTATAGTGTATTGCAACCATGCCCTGCTATGCGGGGCATGTTTTAATAAATTTATAGGATTAAACTCATGGCAGCACCAAATATTGTTTCATCATCCCCGTTAAGCTTCTCACACATCAGGGCAATTAATGTCGATGTGGGCACGGTGGCATCAACTCCAACTGTTTCAACGCTGGAACACTCAGTAACCGTAACTGGATTGGCTATTGCAGATTCTTTGCAACCAGGCGATCAAATTATCAACGTTACCAAACCCACTTATCAAGCGGGATTGGCAGTAACAGGCGCTAGAGTAACGGCGGCCAATACTGTAAAAATCGCGTTTATGAACCCTACGGCGGCTGGCATTACAGCCACAGCCAACGAGGTTTATGTATTGACTGTGTTTAGACCTTCGGCGCCGTTTGATACAACCTTCTCGGGTTAAAGATTTACCTCACCTCACCTAGCCCGGTTCGCCGGGCATTTTTTAAGGTTTAGATATGGCATTACCCAATATCTTAGTGTCGCAGACATTAACGTCAAACCATATCTACACAATAACTTTAGTGTTATCGCCATCTGAAGTGGCGGCCAATACCGTAAGTTTCCAGGAATTTGACGTTCCACGCGTTAGCATCAGTGATGGCTTAGTCCCAAGCGATCAAGTGCTATGTGTCACTAAAGCAGCGGACCAAGCAGGCTTAGTTATCATGTATGGCAATGTATCAGAAGATAACAAAGTAAAGATTTGCTTTTTTAACCCAACAGCATCACCCGTTACCCCGACAGCTAACGAAGCATATACTATTGTTATCTACAAGCCGGTCATGCCTATAACGGATGGCACGCTATGACACCCAATATCGTAATAACTGACCCGGCAACCACGAACAGGGTCAAAATTATTGACTTTGATTATAGCCATACATTGGTCAGAGCGCATTCAACTAGCGTACAGTTGGCCAGTGTCAGCGGCGTAACCGCGCAACACGACGACCGATACTCTGATATTATCTTGCGTGTTATTGCAACAAATGAACTGCCATCAGAAATAGCTGTTATAGCAGGGCGTGTCGTAGCAGATGATACGGTATTGCTACAATTTCTTAATGCCACCGATTCAGACATCCAGCCAGCCACGGAAGGGTCATTCCAGATTACGGTTTACTCGCCCTACGAAGACAAGCCACCTTTTGACATCCCCTTTGTTGATGTTGTTAAGCCATCGACACCTACAGGGCTTTCAGTAACTGTTATTTCATCGACAGAAATAGACGTAAGCTGGGACGCGGCATCGGATAATGTAGGCGTGGCAGGTTATGAGTTTTTCAATGATGGCATAAGCCAGGGCACAACAACAGACACAATATGGCATCTTACCGGCTTAATTCCGTCAACAGAGTATAATTTTTATCTGTATGCTTATGACGACGCGCTTAATTATTCCGACGTATCAGCAACAATCCAGGCGACCACTTCGGCTTATATCGATACGCTTAAGCCCAGCGCACCCAGTAATTTAACAGCAACGACATTTTCATCGTCCGTTATTGATTTAGCTTGGGATACATCATCAGATAATATCGCGGTTACTGGCTATAAGATTTATCAAGATACCGTTGCCATTGACACTATCGGCAGTGTCACAACCTATCGAGTTTCTGGACTTACTGAAAATACAGCATACGATTTTAATGTAACGGCTCTGGATGCGGCAGTCAACGAAAGCGATCAGTCAAACACGGCTACCGCAACAACGGACGCCAATGCAACACTACAGACCGTTACTAATAGCACGTTAATATCTATCGGGCCAGACATAGGCGCTGGCAGCCCATATCCTTCTGAAATAACTATTTCTGGGATGTCAAACACGGTCACTAAGGTGACCTGCCAGTTGATCAACTTTAGTCATGTGTTTACACGTGATGTTGAAGTTGTTTTACAGGCACCCGATACAACAAAGTATTGCATGTTAATGGGCGATGTTGGCAACCTGGGACCGACGACAACCTGTACACTGACATTTGACATGGCTGCAACACAGTCTTTGCCATCTACTGCTTTGACAACAGGCACCTATTTACCAACTAATATCGAAACCGGACCGGCTGATTCTAATTTACCCTCACCTGCCCCGGTAATGCCTTACCCTACTGACCTAAACGTTTTTAACGGTATCTCGCCAAATGGCGTGTGGAAGCTATTTGTTTGGGATGACGGTGCCGGAGACGCTGGATCAATTGCAGGCGGATGGAGCTTATCTGTCACTAGCCCAGGCGGCGGAGAGGTTGCCGATGTGACCTTGCCTACTGCCCCTACAAATGTCACAGGTACAGCTATCGATAGCACGACTATCCGTATTGATTGGTCAGCGGCTACAGATAACATTGGCGTTGTTGGCTATAAAATACTGGCTAATGGCGCTCAAGTTGGCACGACAACAACAGAGCTTACTTTTACGCATTCAGGATTAACACAGCTTACTTCTTACACATACACAGTCAGAGCTTACGATGCAGCGGGTAATAATAGCGTTGATTCAACGGCAGTCGTCACGGCCACCCCAGCAGCTCCAGCAGGTATTTATGTAGCAACGACAGGCAATGACACTACCGGCACAGGCTCACTAACCCAGCCCTATAAAACCATCGCCAAGGGCTTAACTATGGTGCCCGTAGGCGGCTATGTTTATGTCCGCGCTGGCACTTATGCCATAACAGCTTCTATCGTGCCCAAGTCTGGCACAGCAGGGAACCTGGTGCATTTATTCGCCTATCCAGGCGAGAGGCCAGTCATCGACGGTTCCGGGCAGCCCGCGAATAATTGGGGATTTTACGGGTCGAGCAAGTCTTATTTCCACATTAAGGGTTTTGATGTCAAAAACTGCACTGAGGGAGGGTTTCGTCTGGATGGTGCGTCAAACTATAACATCATCGAAAATTGTGACTTTTCGTATTCTGGCAGATTAGGTACAGCCGGTACTCGCGGAACAGGCGTGGTAATTTATAACTCCTCTGCTAACAACCAAATTATCAACTGCGACTCACATCATAACCGCTCTACTTCGCCTGGTGATTCAGATGGCTTCCAGATCAGCACAACTGGCACTGGCAATTCATTAACAGGTTGCCGGTCATGGCTTAACTCTGACGACGGCTACGATACTTTTTGCGTCCAGGACAATCTATCAGCGCAACCCGTCACATTTACTAATTGTTGGTCGTGGAAAAATGGCTACGCGGCGGATGGCACTACCGGCTTAGGCAATGGAACAGGCTTTAAGCTCGGAGGCCGTAGGTCAAACACGACAGGGCAATCTGGGGGTAACATCTTAAAAAGATGCTTGGCTTTTCAAAACAAAGACATCGGCATTAACGAAAATTCGGCCAATACGCCAAATTACATATACAACTGCACAAGCAGCAATAATGTCGGCCAAAACTATTATTTCCCCGGCACGTATAATTCTGGCACCGCGTCAGGCATTGTGCATGTTTTGAAGAACAATCTTTCATACTTGGGCACAACCGGGAATGTCGCGGCGTCCAATGATACTTTTAACTCATGGAATCTTGCTGTAACTGTAAACTCTATCGATTTTGTCTCTACTGACCCCGCAACGGCTCAAGGAGCACGGCAAGCAGATGGAAGTTTACCCGCGACAACTTACTTAAATCTAGTCCTTGGCAGTGATTTAATTAATGCTGGGACGATTGTGTCAGGCGTTACTTATGCAGACACCGCTCCCGACTTGGGCGCGTTTGAATACGGATCAACGCCACCGCCACCAGTTATTTTTAATGGTCGTGTGTACTTAATCGGTGATTCTACCGTGTCTTACGAGGATAGCACAAGAGCGCCACGGCAAGGCTGGGGTAAGTCATTAACCACTAAGCTGGCAACCAAAGCGCCTGTTGTCAATCTTGCAGAATCCGGAGCATCGGCTAAGACTTACCTTAATAATACGGTGGGAAATTGGACGGCCGCGTTAGCCGCTTTCCAGGCTGGTGATTATGTTTTTATACAGCTAGGGCATAACGACGAAAACGACAGCACATCAGGCGAGTATAAGACAAATATCACCACTATGGTGACAGCTTCAAAAGCAAAGGGCGCGGTGCCTGTTTTGGTGACATCGGTTACACGTAGGAGCTTTAGTGGCACCACAGTCGTTGATAACCACGCATATGTTCCAAAACTGTATGAAATCTCTACAGAACAAAGCGTGGAAGTTATCCAGCTTTATGAGACCAGTATGGCATTGGTGCAGTCTTATGGGGTTGAAGGATCAAAACAGCTTTATCTTTATACTGACCCAGGAGAATATCCGTATTACCCAAGTGGCGTTTCAGACAACACCCATTTTCAAGAATTTGGCGCTGATAAAATGTCAGATTTGATTATCGCAGAAATTAACAGGCTGGCATTGTCCGGCATAAGCGCTTAGGAACTAAAATGATAGTTACGGTTCAAGACATTATTAATGATGCACTAACTATGCTTCAGGTGTACTCGCCAGATGTTAACTTGACGGGTACTGAAGAAGCTCAAGCATTGCGCACGCTAAACGGGCTGGTCGAGTCACTAAGTAACAACAATCAGATGATTAATGTTGTCACGACCGAAGACTTTACGCTTATAGCCAGGCAAGGAACTTATACATGGGGGACAGGTGGGGATTTTGACTCAGCCAGGCCTATAACTGTTAAGTCGATGACCGTGGCTATATCAGGCTCAGCAGGTAATATCGACATGCCTGTCAACTTGATACAGTATGATGACTGGGCAGCGATCCGGCTTAAGTCTTTGCAGACCAATTACCCACAGTATGCCTACATAGACGGCGCTTACCCATTGCTTTATGTGCGGTTTTATCCGGTTCCGTCAAGCGCTATTCCGGTAACGATTTACTCTTTTAAATCGCTTGCCGAATTTACATCAATTACACAAGCCTTAGAGTTACCGCAAGGTTATTTCAGGATGTTAGTTGCAAATTTGGCGGTTGAATTAGCGCCGAGCTATCAGCTAACGGCCAGTCAAAACATCATAAGAATTGCCGAAGAAGCTAAACGCGCACTACAGAGCACAAATTACAGGCCGTTGACCATGCAGACCGACGCGGCGTTGATGGGTAGCGGGGGAAGGTACAATATCTTTAACGATAAGACCGGGGCAGGTCGATGACGGCTATTGATGACGATCTTAATATTGCCTTGGTTGTTTTTTACAACAAGTTGTTGGATGCACAAGAGCCACTTGGGGAAGAGTTTCAAAAGGTGTTAGATGATAACAGGTGGGATTTATATGCGAGGTCGGATAAATGACCACCCAAATTAGCATTTTTGGCTCAGCTAACCAGTCAAAGTCTAGCGTTATTACTGCGCAAAATCGTGTCAATGTTTATTTCGAGCCTAGTGATTTTCCAGACCGAGCACCAGTATCCGCTTATGGCACGCCAGGCGCTACGCTTTATCAAACGCCATCGACCTACCCATCACGCGGGCTGTATTACATGCAGTCAAAAGACATCCTGATTAGCGTACATTTTAATAAAATCTACGCGATAGACTCGAGTAATGCAGTAACTTTGGTCGGGACGCTCTCACAAGCCAATGACTATGCCGGCACGGTGTCGATGACAGACAATGGCAGCCAGGTGTTAATCATTACAGACCTTGGGGGGTATATTGTCGCGGTCTCAGGCGCGCCATTGTCGTTATCGTATGTCATCACCAACATAACCGCACAATTGCCCGCTGAGTTATGTAATAGCTGTTGCTTTCTTGACGGCTATTTTATTGTTAATGCCATCGGCACACAGCAGTTTTTTATATCTTATTTATACGATGGCTTAAACTGGGCTGCGCTTGATTTTGCCAGCGCTGAAAGCTCGCCAGATACGTTGGGTGCGGTATTCGCAAGTGAAGGGTATCTGTATTTATTGGGTACTTTAACCACTGAGTTATGGACAAATTCAGGCGACCCGTTATTCCCACTTACGCGATTGCAGGGTTCGGCAATCAATTACGGTATCGCAGCAAATGCCTCATTGGCAAAAATGGACAGGGCCGTTGTAGGGTTGTTTCAAGACCGGATGGGACAGTTATCAATAGGCGCTATCCAAGGCGGCAATTACACAAACTTATCAACGCCAGACATTGACTATCTGATTAATAAGTACGCAAGTCCAAGCCTGGCGATAGGGTTTATTTATTCGCTCAATGGCAGATATTTTTATCAGATTACATTCCCGACGAATGACAAAACATGGCTTTATGATTTTAAGTCTGGAGCATGGTCGTCTTTGCAATCTGACGGGCTGGAAGGCAGTCGCATTGCTTATTGTGCAACCATGGGCCGGAAGGTCATTGTGTCTGATTACTATAATGGAAATTTGTACCAGTTGTCAGCGGATGTATTTACCGAAAATGATGTGCCGATTGCCCGTGAAATTATTTTTAACCATGTTTTTAATACTAGCCAGAATTTTACGATTGTGTCACGGGTACGCGCATGGATGGAAACCGGGCAGGGCTTGGTGTCACCGACAGCGCAAGGCCATAACCCGACGATATACTTGCAAGTCAGCAGAGATGCAGGTCATACGTGGGGAGGCTGGATGCAGACCACCATTGGCAAACTGGGCGAATACAAAAGCCGTGCAGAATGGCGCAGGCTTGGGGTTGCCAGAGACTGGGTGTTTAAATTGAGGATGACAGACCCTGTGAAATTTTGCTTAACAGACATGACTCTAGTGGCTTATGAGGCAAGTGTGCGATGAAGCTACCAATAGCGCCATTAAATAGCCAGATGTTATCAGATGGCATAAGCCTAAGCCTTATTTGGCGGACATGGTTTAGCCAGTTGATGGAGTTTTTAGCTAGCTTAATGATGTTACAACAAATTGTTGTAACGTCAACATATGCCCTGACGGCGCTGGATGCTGGGAAACAAATTTATCATGCCGCAGCTGGTGCTGTAACAGTAACGATACCGGCTAATGGGTCGATTAGTTATCCAATAGGCACACAGCTTTTTTTTATCAATAACTCAGGTGCTGGTGTCATGAGTATAGCGATAACATCAGATACTTTGTTGTTTAGCCCGAGTGGGGGCACAGGTACGCGGTCACTGGCGGCGTCTGGGTTTGCGACAGCTACTAAAATCACGTCAACACGCTGGATAATATTCGGGACTGGGATCACATGAAATCAATTTTATCGGCAATAAAGCAGTTATTTTGCAGACATGACTTTTACATAGATGACATGCAATTAACCGATAGACCAGAACATAATAAGCGAATTAAGTGGCCATGCTATAAGTGCGGAAAAGTATTTTATTCAAGCTGTGGACTTTATATCTGTCACGGTCTGCCTATAAAAAAGAGAAAATTATGACACAGGACAACATGCTCGAGGTTATGCACAAAGGCAAGCTTGCCGAGTTGGGTAAAGCTATTTTATCAATGCCACAAGTAGACATGGAATTAAGCCACTTATTTCTTGAAAATGCCTATTGCCGGAAACTGATTATGCCAGCCAATAGCGTGATTATGGGGTGTGTCCACAAGTCGGAACATATAACCGTGTGTTGCTACGGCGTGTCGGATGTAGTCGATAACAAAGGCAACAAAGAGCGGATTACAGCAGGCATGGTGTGGATTACGCCGATAGGGATGGAAAGAGCTGTACACGTCATCGAGGAGTCATGTTGGGTTACATTCCACGTTGGAAAATTTGACAGTGTTGCCGATGCAGAACAAAAGCTGGTTGATATACCAGATTATTTTAACGATTATTACGGAATAGAAGGCAAGGTATGAACATCATCTACAGGTCACGGGTTGATGCAGACTACCCGGTAATAAACAGCATCAATATCTTTGGTGCCACAGGTGCGGCGGTGGCAGCAGCGGCGGCATCGGCGGCAATAAGCGCGGGGGTTAATGCGGCTTCGGCGTCAAGCGCAAAGAAAGCTAATAAATCAGCACTGAATACACAAGCGGCGCAAAATGAAGAAAACAAAAAGATTAGCGCCGATACGCGCGATAAAAATCTTGAATTGTTCGATACCGCACAGAAAGGCGCAAGCGGTTATGTACAGCGTGCGACTGATTACGCGACCGGCACGCAAGACCGCTATGCAGGCCAAGGCGGTGCGGCTTTTGATAAGCTCTCCAGGATGATGGGCGTTAGCGGCTATGGCAGCCAGGCCGATGCCGATGCGGCTAATGTAGTTAATGACGCTGAATATCAGAAACAAATGGAGGCTTATAATCAAAAAAAGGCCGCTCAGTTGGCCGATTACAAAGCCAAAATGAAGGTTTATGAGGATCAGCAATACAAACGGCAAGAAGTCGAAAACTGGTATAACTCGGTCGGCGGCCAAAAAACAGGTATGAGTCTTGAACAGGTCATGCAGGCGGCAGGCGTTGGCGAGGCAGGCGATATGCCAGCATGGCAGGATGTCGGTGCGGCGCCAGAAGCCGGGCAAAGAGCCACCTATGACCCTAATTATAATAGCCTGAATCAACAATACGGGTTAGAGCAGTACCAGAACGACCCGACATATACGCCACTTGTATCGAATAATCTGACTCGAGAGCAGTACGGGCAGATGACAGGCGTACCCAAGCTGTCAAGCAATGAGCTTACGCGCGAGCAGTACGAGAAGATGTACGGTTCCACACCGTTTACAAATAATAAGTTTACGTCTGCCGATTACGCTAAGCTTAAAGATATGCCGAAAATGGTCAGCAATACGCTAGACCAAGAAGAATATCAACAAGACCCAGGCTATACGCCAATGGTCAATACGCTTGAGGAACTGGAAGCCACGCCTGGGTATAAAGTCCAGCTTGAGCAGGGAATGAAAGGCTTGCAAGCATCACAAGCGGCACGTGGCGGGTTATTGTCTGGCCGGGCAGCGAAGGAAATGAACAACTACGCACAGGGGCAAGCATCGACCGGCTTTCAATCGGCCTGGGAACGCGGTCAGAAGGCTTATGCAGACGCATTTGCCCGCAAAAACCAACGCTTTGAACAAGGACAGCAAGGGTTTAGAGACGCATACGGCAGAAACACGCTTGAATATAATCAGGGCGAGGACGCTTATAACAACGAATATAACCGCACTCAGCAACGCTTTCAGCAGGGACAGCAGGGCTATGCTGATGAGTACGGACGACAAACTCAACGCTACGCGCAAGGGCAGGACGCTTATAACAACTCTTACAATCGTTATAAAGGCGATCAAGACACCCAATATAATCGGCTTTACCAGATGTCAGGCATGGGGCAAAATTCCGCCACTACCCAGGGCGGTTATGGGATGCAAGGCGGCGCATTACAGGCGCAAAATGAGTGGCTAGGTGCGACAAATAAAGCGCGTCAAAATACGGATTATTCAACAGGTGTAAGGCAATCAGGCCAGGATTATGCAGACAGCGCGTCAAATACTGCTATCAATAATTCGCAAGCTGACCAAGCATTATACAGAGGGTTAGGTAATTCGATAACTGATTTTGCTGGCGCTTATGCGTCTTATAGAACACCTGGTAGTAGCACAACACAAACACCAGCCAACGCAACAAATCAAGAGTTTTTTAAAACTCAACCGCTTTTCAGGTAAATAGACATGCCAATACCAATTTTAAATGTTCAGCAGCCTGCCCAATTATCATTGTCTGATTCGATGCGCAAATGGGGCGATGTTAGAGATAGCCAGATAAACCGCGACGAAGCGTTAGGCGATATAGGCCGTCAGCAAAAAGTCAGGGATTATTATGGCGGGTTAAACGGCGCACAGCCAAATGTTTCGGCGGTCAGTGCTATCGACCCAAAGGCTGGGCTTGGAGCTGCGACCATGAACCACTTAAGCTCGCAGATGGGAGCCGAGCAGGTGAAAGCGACAAAAGCTGTGGCTACTCATTTCTGGCATAGTTTGGACGCAACAGCAAAACAACTTGGTGTCCAAGCAGGTACACCAGAATTTCAACAGCTTGCGAATAAAGTCTATAGGGCAACGCCTATTTTAGCGCAAACCATGAAAAATGTTGCCGGGATAAGCGACGACCCGAATAAAGACATTGATTGGCAATCGGCTAAAAGCATGGCAGACCCTACGCCTGAGGAAAAAGCACAGCAAGAAATTCAGCAGGCGACAATGAAAGAGCAGGCTTTATACCCATACAAGCTTGATTATGCTAGGGCTCAGGCTGGAATTGACATGGCGAAACAAGATCATATTTCTCCACTTGAGCAAGAAAAGCTAGAATTGCAAAAAACAGCATCAAATAGAGCTAATGCAGCGGCAGAAAGAACAGCACAAGCGGCAGAAGCAACAGCGAAATTTAATGGCAAAAGTAGCGAAGATGAAAGAAAGGCATCATCTTGGCTCAATCAAGCCAGGTTCGCTTTTAAAAATATGACTGAAGCTGCGAAAGAAGGCGATGGCGTAGATCAGCCAGGGTTAGCCGAAGCTTTATCCCCTGATATGTTGAAAGGTGGTGTGCGTTCAGCTTCCCGTCAAAAATATGTTCAAGCGGCTAGCTCTTTCAGCGAAGCGGCATTACGAGCTGCCACAGGCGCTGGAATAACTAAAGACGAAGCAAAACAAAAAATAGAAGAATTAACACCCACTTTTTGGGATAAGGAATCCGTTAAAGAACAAAAATATCAGGCGTTATTAGTTTATTTAGATTCTTTAGAACAGCGTGCTGGAAGGAGTCTAACGCCTAATAAATACCCAGTCACACCTAAGGAAACATTTAAAACACACCCAGGGAAAAAACCTGGTTTTAGAACAAAATTCGACCCAAAAACACAGGTATATTTCTTCATCCCAGAGGGTGGTTAAATGGCCTCACGCGCTGAAAGACCTATCATCCCAAGCAAAAAGAGCCTTGCTGATGCCTATATGGCGCTTAAGGCTACGCTTGAGAATAAGCTATCGCCATATTTTGAGGATTATGGTCAGCTTATCGAGCCAGGCAGCCCATTAAACAATGACTACCAGAATCTGAAGCAGCGGGTAAGTCGTCACGTCCCAAGCAACGAGGACTTTAGAAACCCTAAGTCTATGAGCGAATGGTCACAGGCAGCGGCGTTAAATGCGCCCATGGGGTTATCTACTAAACTACCACCGACAAAATACAGCATTGCCCAGGACATTGCTCGCAGGAAAGCAGCGCTAAGACCGGATCATCGAGGACTTGGCTTGCCAGCTAATAATACAAACATGGATAGGGCAAAGGCGCTGGGGTATGATACGGACGTTTATCATGGCACAAAGTCTGATATTACAGAATTAGATAAAACCCAGTTAGGCATAAATACGGGAGCAGAAAGCGCAAAAAAAGGGTTTTTTAGTGCAAAAGACCCACAAACAGCCGAAACATACGCGAGAGAGTCATTAAGGCCAGAAGCTCAAAAAATAATGGCTTCTTATGATAGTGAATTAAAATTGCTTACTGATGATCTTCTAAAAAGTAGCGGGGAAAGATATTCTTTGTTTCAGCAATTAAACAACAAAAATATTATTGAAAGTACAGGCCCAGGTAAGCCCTATAAATTAATAAGCAATAACAAAGACGATATAGCTTTATTTAATAGTTTCCAAGATGCTATTCAGAAAGAAAAGCAATTATCAAATAAAACAAAAGCACTGCGAAATTTAAATTTAGAGACGTTTATAAATGAAAGAGACTTGCCGATAAAAGAAAAATTAAACCATCAAACAATTTACCCTTTAAAAATAAATACAAATGACAATTTAATAAAAGACTATAACGGGAGTAACTACAGAGACGAAAGTTACTCAGATTTAATAGACTCAGCTATAAAAAATAATAAACAGGGGGTCACATTTAAAAATACAAAAGATGGCGGGCCTGTAACTGATGTTTATGCGGTTACTGAACCCAAAAACATACGCTCACGATTCGCAGCATTCGACCCATGGAAAAAAGACAGCGCTGATATTCTAGCCAGTACAGCCGGGGCTGGCGTCATGGCAAAAGCACTTAGCGGCGATGAAGCCGAGGCAGGCGACAATATGAGAAATAACGTAAGTGACAGCCTTTTACACGCGGTAATGATGCAAGAGTCGGGGGGAAATCCCAATGCTGTAAGCAGCAAGGGCGCTAAAGGACTTTATCAAATAACCGACTCAACAGCACGTAACCCAGGATTTGGCGTGGAACCATTAAGGAATAATAGCATAATAGATCAGAAAAGATTTGCGAAAGATTATTTGGGGGCAATGCTCGAAAGATATGACGGGAATCTTCCTGTGTCGTTAGCGGCTTATAATGCGGGGCCTGGTGCGGTTGATAAAGCGGGCGGGATTCCTGATTTTAAAGAAACCAAGGGGTATGTTGCAAATGTTATGAATACAGCCAACGCCAGCGAGGATGTAGACACTAGCGGGTGGATTGATGTTACCGACGAACCGGTAACTGCGCAGCCTGAAAATATGGAAAATGCGAATTCGCATTCTCCAACTACTGATATGGACACGTCAGGCTGGATAGACGTGACAGACGAACCAGCAAATGTCGGTCAACCCCTCCCCGTGAACGAGAATATGGCGGCTATTTCACCAGGCCAACAAGACACACTTAAAACTTTTGGGCATAAGGCGCGTCCGGCAGGGTCGTTAAAATTCATGTGGCCTAAACCGTAAGTTTTCATAAGCTTGGCTGCATACTTGGGGTCCAATTCGGCTTTAGTCAGGATGGCGCTAAGCTTCTTTCCGTGCA